CTTAACACACAGAAGAAAGATACACTAAAAGAATATTTTAAGAAAGGTTTAGGTGTAGATGATATTCCAAAAGAAGAGTTATCAGAATATCTGTCTGCAGATTTAAATGCTACAAAGGAGTTATCAGATGAATTATATAAAAAACTTTATAGTGATGAACATAGTGGTCTTGTTAATACTGTTGCTCATACCAATTGTGTTGCCCTTACTCTTGCTAATATATATAAGCGTGGGTTTAATGTCGATACAGAGTCTCTTAAACAAGTACAGTCAGAGTTTGAAAAAGAAAAGATTGATGTCGAGAAGAGACTTTCTTCTCAAGTCAAAAGACTTATGGGAGATACACAGATAAATCTTAACAGCCCTGAACAGATGTCTTGGGTTATTTATAGTCGTAGACCTAAAGAGAAAGCTACGTGGCTAAATAACTTTACACCTTACATGAGTAAGACAGACTTACAAGAAAAGATACAAGATAACAGTGAGATTGTTTATAAGACTGTAGCAACAAAGTGTATGAAATGTTATGGTTCAGGTTTTATAAAGAAGATAAAGAAAGATGGCACACCATATAAGAATGATACTAAGTGTCCTAGCTGTGATGGTTCAGGATATTTGTTTACCCCTACTAATAAGGTAGCAGGGTTAAAATTTAAAGCACCTTCAGCAAAGTGGGTAAGTGCAAATGGATTTAGTGTTAATAAAAATATGCTAGGTATATTACAGAGAGTTGCAAAAAGAAATAAATCTGATGAAGCATATAACTTTCTAAATGATTTACAAAGACTATCTGCACTTGATACATACCTATCATCTTTTGTTGAAGGTATTAATACTTACATTAAAGATGATGGAAAATTACATGTTAGATTATTACAACATAGAACAGCCACAGGCAGATTTAGTGGAGCAGAGCCTAACATGCAGAATATGCCTAGAGGTGGTACATTTCCTGTAAAGAAAGTATTTATATCTAGATGGGAAGGTGGTATGATACTTGAAGCAGACTTTGCACAGTTAGAGTTTAGGACTGCTGCATATTTGTCACAAGATGAAACAGCAATGAAGGAGATTGAAAATGGTTTTGACGTACATAGTTACACTCAAAAAGTTATTTCTAATGCTGGTCAAAAGATTAGTAGGCAAGAAGCGAAAGCACATACCTTCGCACCACTCTTCGGTGCAACAGGGTTTGGAAGATCACCTGCAGAAGCAACCTACTACGAGCAGTTTACAAAAAAGTACAAAGGAATCGCACTATGGCATTCCAAATTGGCTAAAGAAGCTGTAACAAATTTTAAGATAAAGACACCTTCAGGTAGAGAGTTTGCATTTCCTGATGTATCTAGAAGAACAAATGGTGGTATAACACACTTTACACAGATTAAAAATTATCCTGTGCAATCTTTTGCTACTGCAGACATAGTTCCATTAATATTGATGGATATAGATAGAAGATTAAATGGATACAAGTCTTGTGTAGTAAATACTGTACATGATTCTATTGTAATTGATGTACACCCTGATGAAGTAGAGGTAGTAAAGAGTATAATAAAATATACTAACAATGATATGACAAGCACTATTAATGAGCATTTTAATATAGATTTAAATGTTCCATTATTATTAGAAGCAAAAATAGGTAAGAATTGGCTTGACATGCAAGACGTAATGTGATATAACGTCTAGACTAAACTAAAAAGGAGACACTATGAGTGATTTAGTAACTATAAATACAGACAATTATGCAGTTATGGCAAAGGCTATGGGCATAGCAGGTGCTACTGTAGGCACAAAGACATCTAATAATTTAAATAGATTAAGAATATGGCATTCACCTATCATGGGTGAAGAGAAGGTTGGCAACAAACTAAAGAAAGTAGAAGTTGTAGAAGGTGGTGTGTATAGACTAGAGTTAGTAGATGATGATACATCTACATATTACTATGCGAAGACAGCCACAGTAAGACCTTTTATGCAGAGATATATGTTAAAAAGATATGAGTCTTTTAGCAATGTAAAAGAAGGAGACCCTAAAGGTACATTTCATAAAACAATTATGTCTGATAATTTAAATACAGATTTAAAAGATAATAAAGGTAATTTTAATTGTGGTAAACCTGCAGGATATATAAAAGATTTTAAAGCACTTCCTGTTCACATGCAAGACCTTATAAAACAGACCAAACGTGTACGTGTCGTTTTTGGAACAATTAAATTAGATGATCCTACAGACATGTATGGTAGAGAAGTTGTTCTTGATGAAGTACCTTTCATATGGGAAGTAGATAATAGAGAAGCCTATAAAACTATAGGTGATCAATTTAATATCTATGCCAAGAAAGAAAAGCTACCATTAAATCATTATATGGTATTAAAGGAGAGTAAAGAAAATCCAATGCAAAATGGTTCTAGTTTCTATACACCTGTTGCACATGTTGACCTATCAAAAACTATAGGTATAGGTGAAGAAGATCATAAAACATTTTCTAACTTTCTTGATTGGATTAAAAACTATAATGATGGTGTATGTACAGCGTGGGATAACATAGTTCAAGAGAGACAGAGTGAAGTATCAGAAGAAGATGCAGAAACTGTTGATAACTTTGTTGACGTAGAATTGGAAGATGATGCTAAAAAATAATCCTTTTCAAGTACATAATATTAACTACCTATCGCCTAGCAGTATGAATACCTACATAAGCGATATGCCTATGTGGGTAGCTAGGTATCTGTTTGGTATTAAATCAGACAGTGGTGCAGCAGCAATTAGAGGTATTGTGCAAGAGTCTGTGTTAGCCAATAAATATGAAACAGGTAAGTTTGATTTTAATTTATTAGAGATGCAGTTTATGACTAAATGTACAGAATCTAATATTGATTTAGGAGATGTTAAAGTAGAGAAAGAAAGAAACACATTAAAAAACTTTGGTGAAATTCTTGATAAAAACTTTAAGTATAAAAACCTAGAAGACTATCAAGAAAAAGTTGAAGTACAGTTTGATGATATGCCTATACCTGTCATTGGCTATATTGACTTTAGGTTTAAAGATAAAATTGTAGATTTAAAAACATCTGCAAGAATGCCTTATAAACCTACTGAAGCACAGAAAAGACAGATGGCATTCTACTCTATGGCATATCCTGATAATAGTGTAGACTTATTCTTTGCTACACCAAAAGACTATAAAAAGTTTACACTTAAAGATTTATCTGTATACAAAAAACAACTTAAAAAGGTAGCCTTTGGTATACAGAAGTTTTTGTCTATTAGTGATGATAGACATGAGTTAGCTTCACTAGTTTATCCAAACTTTGATTCATGGACTTGGAGTGATAAACTAAAAAAAGAAGCAAAGAAAATATGGAGAGATAAATAATGACAGATTTAAAAATAGATGAAATGGCAGAGATGATTAAAGAAAAAGAGAAAGAACTCTTTGAACTTAAAAAAGAATATCGTGAGCGTAGATCAGAAGGTTTACGTCATGCTATTGAACAGCGTAAAGAAGCTGAAAAGTTAGTGCGTGAAGAAATGAAAGCACTTGGCTATGACTATAATTCTACTGTACGTTATTGGTTATAGATGTCAGCATATAGTGCTACCCAAATAGCACGTAAAAATGGGTATAGGAGTGGTTTAGAAGACAAGGTTGCTGAATATTTAAAAGATAATTCTGTAACTTTTCTATATGAAAAAGTAAAAATAGAATGGGAAGACCTTGCTTATCGCACCTATACCCCTGACTTTGTACTTGATAATGGTATTATAATAGAAACAAAAGGTATGTTTACTACTGCTGACAGAAGAAAACATGTATGTGTAAAGAAGCAACATCCTAACTTAGATATAAGATTTGTTTTTGAAAACAGTAATAGAAAACTATATAAGAATGCAAAGTCAACTTATGCACAGTGGTGTATAAAGCATGGGTTTAGATATAACACTCGTATCATACCTGAAGATTGGCTAAAAGAAAAAGGAAAAAACAACCATCCTAAATTCATAAAGTTTTTAGGAAAAAAATTAAGGAGTTAATTATGACAATAAATATTACAGATAAAAACCCTGCAGCTTTTTACATAGAACTTTTACCTGATCTTGATGAAAATAATGCTTGGCTAGGTGGACTACAGGTAAATATTATATCTTCAAAAGATAATCCAATGCCTGTAGAATGTAAAAGAGACCTATTACATTTAAGCCAACTTGTTGCAAGTTCTGTTGCTTTTATGGAAAAGAATGCAGAGTATGCTGATAAGTTAGAAGATTTTATAAAAGAACCTGAAGAACATATAAAACATGAAGGTAATGTAATACACTTTAATTTTAAAACAAAGGGGAATGCATAATGGCAGCAAGTATAAAAGAAATAATAGAGTTTGAAAAAGGTGAGACAATACAATCTGACATGGTAAATCATCCACCACATTATAATCAATATGGTATTGAATGCATAGATGCTATAAAAGCCTGTACAGGTAAAGGTTTTGAAGCATATCTACAAGGTAATATATTAAAGTATCTTTGGAGATATGATTATAAAAATGGAGTAGAGGACTTGAAAAAAGCACAATGGTATCTATCTAAACTAATAGAGATAAGAAATGACAATACGAGTTAAAATGATGATTACATTGGATATAGATACAGAAGAGTATACTGTACCTGCCGATGGAAAAGTAAACGATGAAATAGAAGATTTTGTAAGAGAAGCATTTTACGATTTAGAAGGTGCTGAAGTAAGAAATTTTAGAATAACAAGCGAGGAGATACATAAATGAAATCAAACATAGCAAATCAGTTACCTACTGACTATCAAAACTTTATAGCACTTTCAAGATATGCACGTTGGATACCTGAAGAAAGTAGAAGAGAAGAATGGTCAGAAACAGTAGATAGATACTTAACAAATATGCAAGATCATCTTGTTAAAAACTATGACTTTGATGAAAAAGTCTATTATGAATTACAAGATAGATTGTTTCATCACATTACTAATTTAAATGTAATGCCAAGTATGAGAGCATTGATGACTGCAGGTAAAGCACTTGATAAATGTCATGTAGCAGGTTA